AGGCCCTCGATTGCCGGGTCTATGCCCGCGCCGCCGCCTGGCTGATGGGCATCGATCGCTGGGACAACGCGCGCTGGGAAGCGCTCGAAGAACAGATCGGGCCTGCTCGGGGCCCCACCACCCCGGCTGGTCAGCCCGACCGGCCGCAACCGCAATCTGCCCCGAAGCGGCCAACCGGCTGGCTTGGGCCCCGACGTGGAAAATGGCTCTGATGTCCTTCTCGCAAGCCGAACTTGATGCGCTGCGGCGCGCCTATGCCGCCGGAGCGCTGGTGGTGGAATATGACGGGCGGCGCCTGACCTATGGCAATGCCGCCGATCTTCTGGCCCGCATCCGCTTCATTGAAGGGCAGATGGCCAACAGTTCTGGTTGGTCGCGCCCTGTCGCGGGCAAGGCCAGCTTCAGCCGGGGCCGCACATGAAACCCACCCCGCCCGATGTGCCTTGGGGCGTAATCGACCGGATCGTGGCCACCGTCGCACCCCGCACGGCCGCACGGCGCTATGCCGCCCGGGTGGCGATCGCCAACCTGCGGCGGGGTTACGATGCGGCCGCCCGCGGGCGCGGCACCGATGGATGGCGCGCCGGATCAACGGCCGCTGATGCCGAAATCGCTGTCGCGGGCGGCGCCCTGCGCGACCGGATGCGCGATCTTGTCCGCAATGACCCGCTCGCGGCCAAGGCCGTGCAGGTGCTGGTGTCGAACATCGTCGGCACCGGCATCCGGCCCCGGGCAGCGGCGGCCGATCCGGCGCTGAACAAGCTGGCCGATGAACTCTGGAAGCGCTGGGCGCCACGGGCGGATGCCGATGGGCACACCGATTTCCACGGTCTCACCGCCCTGGCCGTACGCGAAATGATCGAAGGCGGCGAGGTCTTTGCCCTGCGCCGTCGCCGCCGGGCCAGTGATCGACTGGCAGCCCCGGTGCAGATCCAACTCAACGAGGCCGATCACCTTGATGGGGCCAAGTTCGACAACCGGCCTGACGGAGGCCGGATCGTCCAAGGCATCGAGTATGACGCGCTGGGCCGCCGCCGCGGCTACTGGATGTTCCCCGATCACCCTGGCGATGCGATGCCGGTCTTCGGCCGCCGATTTGAATCCTTGCGCGTCAGCGCGGATGGGGTGGCCCATCTCTTCGAACGCCAGCGCGTCCAGAACCGTGGTGTGCCTTGGGGCGTGCCCGCGATGCGCGCCTTACGCGAGTTGGGCGATTGGCAAACGGCTGAACTCGTGCGCAAGAAAATCGAGGCCTCGATGGTCGGCTTCGTCTTCGGCGCCGACGAGGATCAGCAATCCATGGCGCCGGTGGTGCAGGATGCCGACGGCAATCGCATCGAGCAATTCGAACCCGGGCTGATCGGCTATGTCCGCAACGGCAAGGACATCAAGTTCAACACGCCCGCCTCTACCTCGGGCATATACGAATGGAACCGGGTGCAGCAGCACATCATCTCGGCCGGGTTCCGGGTGCCCTACGAGCTGATGACCGGCGATCTCAGTCAAGTGAACTTCGCCTCCTCCCGCGTGGGCTTGCACGAGTTCCGCCGGATGGTCGAAGTCGTGCAATGGCAAGTGGTGATCCCGATGTTCTGCCAGCGCATCTGGGATTGGGTGATGGAGGCCGCCTGGACGGCAGGCGCCCTGCCCCAACCGGAGATCGCCGTCGAATGGGCGCCGCCTAGGTTCGAAAGCGTGAACCCGCTACAGGACGTGACCGCCGATCTGATGGAGGTCCGCGCCGGGTTCTCCACCCCGGCCCAGCAGATCGCCCGCCGCGGCTATGACCCGCGCGAGGTCGTCGAGGAATGGCAGAAGTATGCCGCCCTCTTCGACCAGCTGGGCCTGATCTTCGATGCCGACCCGCGCCGCGTCAGCCGCGCTGGTCTGGCGCAAGCCGTGGACGCGACGGATCGCGCCCCGTCCACGGCGGAACAATGATCAACTTTTCAGCTGGCGCGGTACTCGAGGCGCGCCCGTTCGCCGGGGCGGTAAGCATCGTCTTTTGACCGCCATTCAAACTCGGCCGAGAAGTTGACCTTCAGCCCCTTGGCGCAGCGGAAGACGATCTTGACCGCGTCCTCTGCCGAAACGCCCTGATAGGAAAAACCATGCTCAGGGAGGAACTTGTAGCCTTCGTCGTCCTTGCGGCCCTCGACGATGTTTGCAGCCGCGATCTTGCGCAGCCCTTGGATTGAACCCGCCTGCTCCTTGGTCTCGATCAAGGCCAGACGCACAAGCGCGTCCCACGCGACCTTTTCGGGCTGCTTCCCATCAAAAGTGGCCTCAAGCAGCTTCGTATGGGTCAGCGGCGGGAGATTGTCGTGATGGTAGACCGGCAGATTGGCCGAAGCGATCGGAGCCAACGCGGGCGCCGCGTTCGCGGCACTGGCACGCTCGAAGGCATCCATGACCTTCGTAAAGGCCGTTGCAGGCGTGTCGATGAACGGCACGGCCACCTTCTGCAGGCGGGCAAAGTCGTGGTCGGTGATTTCGATCATGGGCATCCGAATCTCCTATTCTTCATAATTTCATAATTTCATAAATCGCTGAGACACACAAGCGCGATCAGAAATCTCCTCAAAACGGAGCCTCTTCTATGCCCCCGGAAACCCTAAACCTCCCGCTGATCACGCGGGAGGCCTCTCTGCGGCGTGTCCGCGGTGAAGGCGACGACATGACGATCGACGTGATCTGGACGACCGGCGCGACCGTGCAGCGGCGGCGCTATGAAGGCTGGGATGATGTCGTCGAATATGACGAGGAACTGGTCGTCACGCCCGGCGCCGTGCGGATGGACCGCCTAAACGCTGGCGCGCCGTTCCTCGACTCGCACCGGTCCTGGGGGCTTGAATCCGTGGTGGGCGCGGTTCTGCCCGGCACGGCCCGGATAGAGGGCGGCCAGGGCTTTGCCCGGGTGCGGCTGACCTCGGCGCCCGATGCCGCGCCGATCGTGCAGCGGATCATGGATGGAACGGTTTCGGCGGTCTCCGTCGGCTACCGCGTCCACCGCTACGACATTACCAAGGCCCAAGGGCAGCGCGAGCTGTGGCGCGCGGTCGACTGGGAGCCGATGGAAATCTCCGCGATGCCCGCCGATCCCGGCGCGCACATCCGAGGCGCCGATCCCCGCCCCGAAACCCTCACCCCCTGCCTCCTCACCCGGGCCGATCCGCCCGCCCCTTCTTTGAATCAAACGAGGACCACCATGCCCGAGACCCAAACGCCTGAAGCCGAAGCGGCCGTGGAAACCCGCGCCGCACCCATCACGCCCCCCGCGGCCGATCCCTCCCCCGATGCGATCCGCACCGAGGCGAACCGCGCCGCAGCCGAGGTGCTGGCGCTTTGCGAACGCCACGCGCTGGGCGCGGGCTTTGCCGCCGACCTGATCCGCCGCGGGCTTTCGCTCGACGCCGCCCGGGCCGCAATCCTCGACAAGCTGGCCGAAGCCGATGCACCGGCCGCCCGGGGTTCGGAGCCTGTCGCGGCCACTGCCCGCGGCACGGGGGCGGCAGATGCTGCCTATCGCGACGCCATGTCCGAGGCCCTTCTGCACCGTCACAACCCCGGCCGGGCCCAGTTGACCGACCGCGCCCGTGAGTTCCGCGGTCTGACCCTCCTCGAACTGGCCCGCCACGCCCTTGACCGGCGCGGCATCGCCACGCGCGGCCTGTCGAAGATGGAACTGGCAACCGAGGCCCTGATCGGCCGTTCGGGCCTGCATTCGACCAGCGACTTCCCCCTGATCCTGGCGAACGTCGCCAACAAGACCCTGCGAGCCGCCTATGACACCACGCCCCGCACCTTCACCGCCTGGGCACGGCAGGCGGTCATCACCGACTTCAAGCCGGTCGCCCGCAACCAGCTGGGGGGCGCGCCGGACCTGCTGCGCGTGCCGGAATCGGGCGAGTTCACCTATAGCACCATCGGCGAAAGCCGCGAGGTCTATGCGCTGGTGACCTACGGCCGGATTGTCGGCATCACCCGTCAGACCCTGATCAACGACGACCTCGACGCCTTCACCCGCATCCCCTCGGCCTTCGGCGCTGCCGCGGCCGATCTCGAAAGCGATCTGGTCTATTCGATCTTCTCGACCAACCCCAACATGGCCGACGGCAATCCGCTCTTCCACGCCTCCCACGCCAACCTCGGCACGGCCGGAACCATCTCGGAAACCACTCTGGCCGAGGCTTATCGCCTCTTCGGCAACCAGCGGGGCCTCGAAGGGCGGCAGATCAGCGTTCTGCCGCGCTACATCATCACCCCTCCGGGTGTCCGGTCGGTTGAGGCGCGGAAGAACGTCACCGCCACCACCCCGAACGCGGTCGCCGGGGTCAATGCCTTTGCCAACCGCTTGGAACCGATCGAGGAAGCCCGCCTGATCCCCGCTGCCGGGCCCGACCCTTGGTTCCTGGCCGCCGATCCGTCGCGGATCGACACGATCGAGTTCGCCTATCTCGAGGGCCAGCAGGGCGTCTACACCGAGACCCGTACCGGCTTCGAGGTGGACGGGATCGAGATCAAGGCCCGCCACGACTTCGCCGCCAAGGCCATCGACTGGCGCGGCCTCTTCCGCAACCTCGGCGTGTAAATGTAGGTAGTAACATACGATTCTGCCTAGCCAATCGCAGAACGGGCGCTCAGACAGGGTTAATGAACGGCCGAAATTGGCATTCGAACCAAAGGAGGAGGATATCATGGACCGAATAGCGTTGTTGTCTTGCGTCAAGACAAAGGCCAACAAGGCATGCCGGGCCGGAGACCTCTACACTTCGGACTGGTTCACAAAAGCCAAGTCGCTGGTCGAGCGCAATGGGCTGACATGGTTCATTCTTTCGGCGGAGCACGGGCTGGTTGACCCAGAGACGGTTATCGCCCCCTACGAAAAGACCCTAAACAAGATGGGTGTCGCGGAAAGGAAAGCGTGGGGCAGGAAGGTTATCGCCCAAATGTCGGCATCGCTGCCTGAAGCCGATGAGGTGGTAGTGCTGGCCGGAGATCGCTACCGAGAGAACCTGCTGCCTTACCTGCGCAGCAGGTTTTCAAAAGTCACCATTCCGATGGAAGGGCTAACGAGCGGTCGGCAACTGAATTGGTTGAGCCATGCCAAGAACATCTGACATCGACGCCTTCTACACCTTGCTCGACGCGCTGGCCGCCCGCACCGGCGGCCCGCGAAAGTTGGCGCAATGCTCGGGCCGGATGGCTTGGCCCGAGCGCGGTGTCTACTTCTTCTTCGAACCCGGCGAACTCTATGGCGACAGGCCGCGCGTGGTGCGGATCGGCACACATGCTCTGACATCCACATCGCGGACAACGCTTTGGAAACGGCTTAGCCAGCACCGGGGCACCACCTCGCCGGTTGGCGGAAACCATCGTGGGTCGATCTTTCGCCTTCTCGTTGGCGAAGCCCTGATGCGCCGTGATCCAAGTCTGGCCGTTTCATCATGGGATTCCGACCGCCCCAACGATGCCGCGGCACGGATCGCGGAAAACCAACATGAGGCGCGGGTCAGCGACTATCTGGGGCAGACGAAGCTCTTGTTCCTGCCCATCGACGATCCGCCGGGCTCAGACAGCCTTCGCGGCCTGATCGAGCGCAGCGCCATCGCGCTGCTGAGCAACTACAGCGCCCCTTCGGGGATTGAACCGTCCGCAGGCTGGCTTGGCTTCCACAGCGGCCGCGACAGGGTAAGACGATCGGGCCTTTGGAACCAACGGCACGTCGACGAAACGCATGACCCTGCGTTTCTGGGCGTGTTCGAGGGGCTGATCGAGCGAATACCAGCGGCTTGAAGCTGCAAACCAAGAGCGAGGAGAGGGGCGGTCAATCGACCGCCCCTTAGTCATTCCGTCAAGAGGACCAAGGACATGAAAAACTTCATCGCCAATGGCGAAACCATCAACATCACCGCAGCGGCCGTCATTGCCTCCGGCCAGGGCGTGCTGGTCGGCAGCATCTTCGGCGTGGCCGAGGGTGCGGCGGCGATCGGCGAAACCGCCGTGATCCGGCTGGTGGGCGTGTTCTCGCTGCCGAAGGCGCCCTCGCAGGCCTGGACGGTCGGCCAGACGATCTACTGGGATGCTGCCAACAGCCGGACCACCAACGTCTTGACCGGCAACACCCGGATCGGCATCGCCACGCAGGCCGTGGCAGGCGGCGCGGGCGATACCACCGGGATCGTGCGCCTGAACGGGGGCGCGACCTGAGATGTCGGCCTTCGCCACCGCCACGGCCGCCCTCTTCCGCGATCCGAACCTCGCACAGGATGCGCTCTGGCGATCGGGCGGCTCGGGCGCGCCGGTCGCCGTCCGCGTCATGCTGCGGCGGCCGGATACGGTGACGGGTTTTGGCGAAGGCCGCTTCGTCACCGACAGCGTGATGATCGATGTCGAATGCGCCGCGCTGGGCACTCTTGCCCCGGGCGACACGTTCGAGGTCGGCGGCGTGACCTACGAGGTCCGGGGCGAACCCCTGCGCGACGCCCTGCGCCACGTCTGGAAGGCCGAGGCGCGGGAGGAATGAAAATCGGCGCCAGCATCGACGGCGATCTGGCAGCGATCGCCACCGAGATCTTGCTAGAGGCCGAAGCTGCCGTCACCCGCGGCGTCTTTGCCGCCGGGCGGGGCCTGCGTGACGACTGGCGCGGGCAAGTTCGGGCATCGGGGCTTGGGTCGCGCCTCGCCAACTCGGTCCGGCAGGCCGACTTCCCGCGATCGGGCACCAGCCTTCGCGCGGCCAGCCTCGTCTGGACCAAGGCGCCCGACATCCTGCACGCCTTCGACGGTGGCGTGCTGATCCGCGGTAAGGACGGCCTTTGGCTAGCAATCCCCCTTCCCGCCGCAGGCCTCACCGGCCTCGGTCGCCAGCGCATCACGCCCTGGCGCTGGGAACAACGCACCGGCATGCGCCTGCGATTCGTCTATCGCCGCAGCGGCCCAAGCCTGTTGGTCGCCGATGATGCGCGGCTGAACAGCCGGGGTCTGGCCGCATCAAAGGGCGGCCGTCGGCGGCGGGATGGTATCCTGACCGGCGCGCAGACGGTGCCGATGTTCCTGCTCCTGCGGCAGGTGAAGATGCCGAAGAAGCTGGACCTTGATGGGTTGGCGCGGGAAGCAACGGCGCGGCTGCCGGGGGCGATCTTGGGGGCGTGGCTAAGGCGTTGACCAGTCGAAGAAAAAACAGATAACTGGTGTAAAGATGCGAAGGGGACGGTGAATGAAGTCGGTATTGCTTGTAGGGTGCTTCTCGTTCGCGTTGCTGCAAGCGTCAGCAACAAGTGGTGCTTACGCTCAAACGGTTGACGTGTCGCAAGACGGGAACGCACTGATTTTCTCAGGTGAAATAGGCCCTACCGCGCTTGACGCGTTTAACGAAGCCCTCAGCTCAGCGCCAACCGTCACAAAGGTCACTCTGGCAAGCCCCGGTGGTCTGGTCGTGCCCGCGATGGAAATCGCTTCGATCGTCCATACGCTCGGCATCTCGACAGAGATTCCTTCCGGCGCCACATGTGCATCGGCCTGCTCGATCATATTTCTCGCTGGAGAGGGTCGACAGGCCTTGGGCCAACTTGGCGTCCACCAGATGTCGGCAGACGGAAGCGGCGCAGTCTCAGGCGTGCAGTTTATCTTGGCAGAAATGCTCGATGCCTTTGAGGATTGTGGCGTCGATCGGCGCGTATCCAGGCACATGCTGACGACCCCGCCGGAAGCAATGTACTTCTTTTCAGACTTTGAGCTGACGGAGTATGGAATAAATCGCACTGGCGCCGAGGCAGTAGCAGCCGCCGCGGGCTTTGAGGCGCGCCAGACCCTGCCATTTACCGACTTCCCCGCACTCGCATATCTTGGCAGCCCGGATCAGATCACTTTGCCTGATTTTTCCGGCCGGGATGAATGGGCCAGAAACTTTCGCACGAGGATTCGGGAGGGCCTGAGTGCAGGGCCGAACTTTTCAGGCCATTACAGCCTGATCGAAATTGGATGTGGCACATCCTGCAGGTTTGCCTTCCTTGCTGACGCGCGCAACGGACAGGTGTTCTCTTTCCCCTACGGCGGCGAAGAACAGTATGAGATGGAGCTGCTCTACAACATCGACAGCCGCCTTGTGAAAGCGACCTGGATGAAGGATTGGGAAACCTGCATCCAGCAAGACCTTGAGTTCAACGGCGCCGAATTTGTTGTCTTGGGCGAGACGACATTCCCACGGGTGAACTTCTGCAATTGATCGAGCGCTGACAAGTTCGATGTGCGTACAGTCTTTCCGTCACTGCTCGAGCATGCAGCCGCAGGCCTTTTGACCTCTACCGCTCAGGAACAGCTTCTAACCGGAGCCCCACCCCATGCCCACGCAATCCACGGCCGAGCGCCTGCTCGTGTCGCTCCATACCCTATTGTCTGGCGCGATGCCGCCGGGGGCCAAAGTCCTGCGCAATGCGATCCTGCCCGAGAAGGTGCCTGCGGCCGGGGTGGTGATACTGCGCGATGGCGATCCGGGGCCGCCGGAGGTGTGGCTCTCGCCGCCGGGCTACTACTACGAACACAGGGCCGAGATCGAGGTGGTGGTGGACGGAACCCCGGCCGCCCGGGATGTGACCTTTGACGCCCTGCGCCTCGCGATCGGCACGGCTCTGGCCGCAGACCGGACGCTGGGCGGCCTTTGCGACTACATCACGCCCGAAGCGCCAGAACCGGTGCTGCTGGCGATCGACGGCAATGAGGGTCTGAAGGCGGCGGTGATCCCGGTGATCCTCGCCTACGCCACGACAGACCCGCTTCTCTGACCTGACCCCACCCCGAAAGGACTGACCCATGGCTCGCCAGCCCGGAGCGCGGACGCAAGTCGCGTTCGCCTTTGAATCCGTTTACGGCACGCCGCCCGCCAGCGGCTATCGCCGGATGCCCTTTGCCACGACGACGCTCGGCTCCGAACAGGGCCTCCTGTCGCCCGAACTTCTAGGCTACGGGCGCGACCCGCAGGCACCGATCCGCGATGCGGTGAATGTCGATGGCGATGTCGTCATTCCGATGGATGCCGAGAACCTCGGCTTCTGGCTGAAGGCGATCTTCGGTCAGCCCACGACGACGGGCACGACGCCCCGAACCCACACCTTCCGGTCGGGCGGCTTCACCCTGCCCAGCATGGCAATCGAGACGCAGATGCCCGATGTGCCGCGGTTTGCCATGTATTCCGGCCTCGTCGCCGATCGCATCCAGTGGCAGTCGCAGCGGTCTGGGCTGTTGACCGCGACGGTCGGCCTGATCGGCCGCGGTGAGACGGTTGCCGCCACGACGGCCGCCGGTGTGCTGACCGACGCCACCCTGCCCCTGCAGCGCTTCGGCAATTTTCAGGGGTCGATCACGCGGAACGGCGCGGCGCTGGGCAATATCGTCTCGGCGCAGGTGTCCTATGCCAACAACCTCGACCGGATCGAGACCATCCGCAACGACGGCCTTCTCGAGGGGCTCGACCCATCCATGGCCGCCCTGACCGGATCGATCGAGGCGCGCTTCGCCGATCTGACCTTGGTGAACCAGGCGATCGCGGTGACCCCTGCGAACTGGTTTTCGCCTGGAGCCTCGGGGCCAACGCGTCCCTCACCTTCACCGTGCACGCCGCCTATCTGCCGCGCCCCCGCATCCCGATCAACGGGCCGCAGGGCGTGCAGGCCACCTTCGAATGGCAGGCAGCCCGAGCGACCCCGCCCGCCCGCATGTGCACCGCCGTCCTTGTCAACACGACTACCAGCTATTGAGGAGTCCCCCATGATCCGCCTGAACCTCTCGCCCGAACCCGCCTGGCTCGATCTCGGCGGCGGGGTCCGTCTGCGACTTGCGCCCCTCACCTCCGCCCTGATCGGTGCCGCCCGCAGCGATGCCCAAGTCGCAAGCTTGCCCGAAGATGCCCCCGCCGATCAGGTCGCGGTGGCCCTCGCGAAGGCGATCGGGGCGCTCGCCATCCTCGAATGGGAGGGAGTCGGCAATGCCGAGGGCTATCCCGTGCCGCCGACGCCCGAAGCGGTTGCCGCCCTCCTTGACCTCTTCCCGCTCTTCCAGAGGTTCCAGACCGACTACGTGGCCAAGGGCCTGATTCTGGCCGATGAGGGAAACGCCTCCGCGCCCTTGCCGAATGGCACTTCGGCGGGGGCGAAAGCTACTGCGCCGGATGCCTAAAGCCCTGCCCCGCCTGCCCCGCTGATCTCCACCGCCCCCGCACCTTTGAAGCCTGGCAGGTCTGGGAACTGGCCCAGTCCCTCCGCGGCCAGTTCCGCGCCATCCCCGGCGGGGTAGTCGGCTGGGACATGACCGCCGCTCTGGCCATGGCCGAGGCGCTGGGCCTGAACCGGCTGATCGCGGCCGAGCTTCTGCCCCTGATCGAACCCTTTGCCGTGCGCGGCATCAATGCCCAAGTGAGAGCCACCCAACATGACGAGTCGATCTGAACGCCGGGTCTCGGTGCGCCTTGTTGCGACCGGTGGCCAAGCGCTGAAGGCCGAACTGGTCGGCATCGGCCAGGAAGGCGCCCGCGCGCTGACCCTGATCGAGGCGGCAGGCCCCAGGGCGGCGGCGGGGTTGAAAGCTGCCGGGGTCTCGGCTGGCGAGGTCATGCGCCAGATGCAAGACCTTGCCGATCGGGCGGCCCGCGCCGCGTCAGCCTTGCGTCAGGCGGGCGCGGTGTCCGGCATCGTCATGAACATCGTCAACCGATCGACCGGCGTATCCGGCGGGATGTCGCGCGACGCGGCCGATGTGGCTGCCTACGGCCGGGCCCTCGATGACCTCCGCGCCAAGCACAACCCGCTCTTTGCCGTGGTGCGGGAGTATCGATCGACCCTGACCGAGATCCGGCAGGCCCATCGCGTGGGGGCGATTTCAGCGGAAGAGATGACGGCCGCCATCGGCCGCGAGCGCCAGGCAACGCTGGCCAGCATCGCGGCGATCAAGGGGCGCACCACCGCGCTGGGCGGCATGAGTTCTGCCACACGCAACGCCAGCCACCGGATGGCGAACCTGTCCTTCCAGCTTCAGGACATCGGGGTTTCTCTCGCGGGCGGCATGAATCCCTTCATGGTCATGGCGCAGCAAGGCAGCCAGATTTCCCAGATTTATGGATTTGGGAATGGCGGTGTCGGCGCGCTCTTCCGCGATCTGGGCGGCATGACCCGCACCCTCGGCCAAGGGGTGCTGCAAGTTGCAGGGCGCTTCCCACTGGTGACGGCCGCCGTGGCGCTGGGCTCGGCCGCGATCGCGGGCATGCGGAACGAGATCAACGAGACCACCGGCGCGCAGGTCAGCTTCACGGATGTGGCGCGGGCCGCCTGGCAGGTCTTTGCAGAGAACGTCTACCAGATCGGCAAGCCCGTCTTCGATACCATCCGGGGCTGGTGGGACAATGCCGTCGCCTGGGCCGATTGGGCCTGGGAGCGGATCGTCGATGGCGTCATCTGGATGGGCGACCTCGTCATCAACGCCTTCAAGGTCGCGGCGGCGGGCGCCACCTATGCCTTCCAGGGCGTGCCCGATGCCGTCGGCGCGCTCGCGGTTGGCGCCGCGAACGCGGTGATCGATGCCGTGAACTGGATGATCGAGAAGGCGCTGGCGGGGATCAACGCCCTCGCCGAGGCAGCGAACGCGGCGCTGGAAGCTGTTGGCCTTGTTCCCGCCCTGTCTACGCTGGACCCGGCGACGTTCCGCATCGACAGCGTGGCGAACCCCTATGCTGCCCGCGATGCCGAACGCAGGGCAGCGCTTGCGGCGCAAATCCGCGGCATCGTCTCGGGCTCGCCCCTATCGGAATACTTCAACGACGTCCGCGATCGTGCCCTGCAAATCTCGGTCACGCCGGACGAACCGGCTGCCGGTGGCGCGGGCGGCGGCGGTGGACCCTTGCAAACGGCGGAGGAAGTCGCCGCCGCGGCCGATGTGGCCGCCACCGGCTGGGCGGCCGTCAGCGAGGCGCTTTCCACCTATGCCACTGAAGCCGCGAACTGGGGCGGCAGTGTCGGCGAGGCAATCACCTCGGCCTTCCGCGCCGGGGAAGAGGCCGTCGCCGAGTTCGTCCGCACCGGAAAGCTGGATTTCTCAAGCCTCGCGACCTCGATCATCGCCGATCTCGCGAAGATCGCCTTCCGCCGCTTCGTGTTCGGCCCCCTCGCCTCGGCGCTGGGCGGCGTTCTGGGCGGGATCGGCGGGGGCATTGGCGGCGGATCGATTTCGGCCGGTGTCTATCATACAGGAGGCCGCGTGCCCGGCCCCGCCAGCATGATGATCCCCGCCGCCGCCCTCGCCGCCGCCCCGCGGTTCCACAATGGCGGCGGCATGGGACTTGGCTCCGACGAATACGCCGCCGTCCTTCTGCGCGGCGAACGCGTCCTGAACCGGGCCGAGACCCGCGCCTGGGAAGGCGGGGCAGGCACCACCGTCAACATCTATGCCCGCGATGCCGAGAGCTTCCGCGCCTCCCGCGCGCAAGTCGCCTCCGACATCGCCCGGGCCGTGGCCTATGGCCGAAGGAGCAGCTGAATGGCGTTTCACGAGATACGGTTTCCGGACAGCATCAGCAGGGGCGCGAAGGGCGGGCCGGAACGGCGCACCCGGATTGTCGAACTGGCCTCGGGTGACGAGGAACGCAACGCCTCTTGGGCGAACTCGCGCCGCCGCTACGACGTCTCCTATGGCGTACGCCGGGCCGATGATCTGGCCGCGGTCGTGGCCTTCTTCGAGGCCCGCAACGGCCGCCTGCACGCGTTCCGGTTCAAGGATTGGTCAGACTACAAGTCCTGCCTGCCCTCGGCCGCGCCCGCCCCCACCGACCAAATCATCGGCACCGGGAATGGATCGACCACCACTTTTGCTTTGACCAAGACCTATGCCTCCGACGCGCAATCCTGGGCGCGGGCAATCACCAAACCAATCGCTGCCACAGTGACGGTTTCGCTGAACGGGGTGGCGCAAGGGTCCGGCTGGTCGGTCAGTACGACGACAGGGATCGTCACCTTCGCCGTTCCTCCCGCCACCGGCGCTGTGATCCGGGCCGGGTTCGAGTTCGACGTGCCAGTGCGCTTCGATACCGACGAATTGCCGGTCACGCTCGATATCGAACGCACCGGCTCCATCCCCTCCATTCCCCTGATCGAGGTGCGCCGATGACCCCGCCAAAAGACCGCAACTCGATGGGCTTCGTGGCCTACGTATCATTGGCCCTCGCCCTTTCCGCCCAGGGCGGCGCGGCGATCTGGTGGGCCGGGATCATCAACACGCGCGTCGCCATGCTCGAACGGCAACTTGACGATCTGGCCATGATCCGCCCCGAGCAAATCCGCGATGTGGCCGAGGCGCTCCGCGCTATCGCCGTGATCGAAGAGCGGATGATCCGCCTTGACGAGAACATCGCGCGCATCGGCGCCGCCGTCGGCCGCCTTGAACAACAGGACCGCACACCATGAAGACCCTGCCAGCAGGTTTCCAAGCGCATCTGGATGAAGGCACGACAACCCTCGCTTGGTGCTGGCGGCTTGAGCGCCGCTATGGCGCGGTGTTCGGATTCACCGATCATGACCGCCCACTCACCTTCGCGGGCACCAGTTTCGAGCCCGAGACCGGACTTGCCGCCAGCGAGATCAGAAGCCTCGGCGATCTGTCGGTTGACGCCCAGGACGTCCAAGGCGCGCTGCGGTCTGACCGGATCACCGAAACCGATATCGCCGACGGCCTTTGGGACAATGCTGCGGTCGAAGTTTGGCTGATGAACTGGCAAGCGGTCAGCCAGCGCGTGCTGATGCGTCGCGGCAGCATCGGTGAGATCAGGCGGGGGCGGCACGCCTTCACAGCCGAGGTTCGGGCGCTGGCGCATCTATTGAACCAGCCGGTCGGTCGGACATTCCAGTATTTCTGCGACGCCACCTTGGGAGATGCGCGCTGCGGGGTGAACCTGACCGGCCCGCTCTATCGGGGCACCGGGTCCGTCACAGCCACGATCGGCGACCGGCGTTTCACTGTCGCGGCCGGGTTGGGTGGGTTCGCCAGCGGGTGGTTCGATTTCGGGGTGGTGGAATGGAGCTCAGGCGCAAATGCCGGGCGGCGGGCGGAGGTGGCAAGCCACACCCTCGCCAGTGGCACGGCCACGATCACCCTGATCGAGGCGCCGGTGCGCCCGATCGCGCCAGGCGACGCCTTTGCGATCACCGCAGGCTGCGACAAGCGCCACGCCACCTGCCGCGATCGGTTCGGCAATGCGATCAACTTCCGCGGCTTCCCATCGATCCCCGGCGACGATCTGGTCACCCGATACCCGAACGAGACCGATGCGAACACCGGCGCGCCCCTGCGCCCCCTCGCCGATGGCTAGGATGGGCAAACGTCGCGCGCTTGGCGGTGGGTGTGCGCCCACGGAGGAACCTCTCCGCGCTCCGACCGATCCCGCCCGGGTGGTTGCGATCGCAGAAAGCTGGCTCGGCACGCCCTACTTGCACCAAGCCTCCGCCCGGGGTCTTGGCACCGATTGCCTCGGCCTCGCCCGCGGCATCTGGCGCGATCTGCATGGGGCCGAACCGATCAGCCCGCCACCCTATACCCGCGATTGGGGCGAAAGCAGCGGGCGGGAAGTCATGTGGGAGGCGGCGCAGGCTTTTCTGATGGAAGTGCCGGTTTCAACTGCGGGACCAGGCGCCCTGATCCTCTTCCGTATGGTGGCGAGCAGCCCGGCAAAGCACTGCGGCATCCTCGTGCCGGGCCCCGCTCTCATCCACGCCCGCGAGACCACCGGCGTCACGCGCGAACCCTTCACCCTGCCCTGGCGCCGTCGCGCCGTGGCGGCTTTCCTCTTTCCAGGCTGATCCCCATGGCAACGATGCTTCTCGCCGCCGCCGGTTCCGCAATCGGCAGCGCCTTCGGCGGTGCGTTTCTCGGATTCAGCGCCGCCACGATCGGCGGCGCCATCGGCTCCTTTGCAGGCTCCGTCATCGACAGCCTGATCATCGGCTCCCTCGCGCCCGACCAGCGGATCGAAGGCGCCAAGCTTGACGATCTGCGCCTGACCTCGGCCACCGAAGGCGCGGTAATCCCGCGCCTTTACGGCACGATGCGGCTGGGCGGGAACATCATCTGGGCGACCGACTTCCGCGAGGAGCAGTTCCGCCAGACCCAAGGCGGCGGCAAGGGCGGCGGGCCAAAGGTCGTGACCGAAGGCTATCGCTACTACGCCTCCTTCGCTGTGGCGCTCTGCGAGGGCCCGATCGGCGGCGTCTGCCGCATCTGGGCCGATGGCAAACCCTTTGATGTGCCGGGCGCTGTCATTCGGGTGCACTTGGGCACGGAAAGCCAGTTGCCGGACCCCTTTATCGAGGCGAAGGAAGGCGCTGGACAGGCCCCGGCCTATCGCGGCGTGGCCTATGTCGTGTTCGAGGATCTGGCGCTGGAGACCTTCGGCAACCGTCTGCCCCAACTCTCCTTCGAGGTGATCCGCCCTTCCCCGGACCCGGGCGCCATGGAACGGCTCGTGCGCGCGGTGAACCTGATCCCGTCGGCGGGCGAGTTCGTCTATGCCACCCAGACCGTCACCCGCACGACGGCCGCGCCGGGGCTTTGGGGGTCTGACGGCGGCAATGGCTCCGCCACGCCAGAGAACGAGAACAGCGTCGAAGGCCTGCCCGATCTTGTGGCCTCCCTGAACCGGCTGGATGCCGCCCTGCCGGAGTGTGATGCCGTTTCCCTCGTCGTATCTTGGTTCGGCACCGATCTGCGGGCAGGAAGCTGCCAGATCAAGCCAGGCGTGGAATCCGCCACCAAGACCACCACTCCGATGGTCTGGCAGGTCAACGGCGTGACGCGCGCCGCGGCGCATGTCGTTTCCACTGTCGATGGCGGTCCGGCCTATGGCGGCACGCCCACCGATGCGGCCGTGGTGCAGGCCATCCAAGAATTAAAGGCCCGCGGCAAGCGCGTCACCTTCTACCCCTTCATCCTGATGGATATCCCGGCGGCCAACACCCTGCCGAACCCCTATTCGCCAAACGGCAGCGCGCCCGGCCAACCGGTCTATCCCTGGCGCGGCCGCATTACCTGCGCCCCGGCGGCGGGCTTTGCGGGCACGGTGGACAAGACCGCGGCGGCAGGGACGCAGGTTGCGGCGTTTTTCGGGTCGGCCTCCCCGGGGCAGTTCGCGGTGTCGGGAACGACGGTCAGTTTCACCGGCAGCGGCAGCGATTGGGGCCTGCGCCGGATGATCCTGCACTATGCCCATCTCTGCGCAGCCGCCGGGGGTGTCGATGCTTTCCTGATCGGCACCGAGATGCGCGGGCTCACGCAAATCCGCTCCGGCGCCTCGACTTACCCAGCCGTCGCCGCCTTCGTGCAACTCGCGGCCGATGTCAGCGCCATCCTCGGGCCTGCCACCAAGGTCAGCTACGCCGCCGACTGGTCGGAATACTTCGGCCATCAGCCCGCGGACGGGTCCGGCGACGTGATCTTCCACCTCGATCCGCTCTGGGCCTCGCCGAATGTCGATTTCGTGGCCATCGACAACTACCTGCCGCTCTCCGACTGGCGCGATGGCGATGATCACCTCGATGCCATGGCCGGATGGAACGGCCCGCACGAGACCGCCTACCTGCAAGCCAATATCGAAGGTGGCGAAGGCTTCGACTGGTTCTATGCCTCCTCGGCCGACCGCCTGGCGCAAGTCCGCACCCCGATCACGGACGGTGTCGGAAAGCCTTGGGTCTTCCGCCCGAAAGACCTGCGGAACTGGTGGAGCCAACCGCACATCAACCGCCCCAGCGGTGTCGAAAGCGGCGGGCCCACCGCTTGGGTGCCGGGGTCTAAGCCGATCCGCTTTACTGAGGCAGGCGCACCTTGCGTCGATCGCGGCACCAACCAGCCGAATGTCTTTGTCGACCCCAAATCCTCGGAATCCCTGCTGCCGCATTTCTCGCGGGGCTGGCCCGACGAGTTCATCCAGCGCCGCTATGCCGAGGCTCTGATCGGCTATTGGGCAAACCCGGCCAACAACCCAGCCGCCAGCCTCTACGGGGGCCGGATGATCGAGACCGCCGAGATTGCGCTCTGGACATGGGACGCCCGCCCGTTTCCGGCCTTCCCCGCCCGCAGCGATGTCTGGTCCGATGCCGAGAACTGGCGGCTGGGGCATTGGCTGACGGGTCGGGCCGGGGCCACTGGCCTCGCAGAACTTGTAGCCGAGCTTTGCGCCCGCGCTGGGCTTTCGCCGTCCGATCTAGACGTGACCGACCTGGCCGGGTCCGTGCCAGGCTTTGCCGTCAACGCGATCGAAAGCCCCCGCGCCTCGATCGAGACCCTCGCCCGCCTCTTCGGCTTCGATGCCTTCGAGGCCGAGGGCAAAATCCGCTTCCGCATGCGCGGCCAGCGGCCCGTGGCCACAATCACCCTCGACGGCCTCGTTGCGGCCAGTCGCGAGGCCGAGGATCTGGAACTGACCCGCGCACAGGAGACCGAACTGCCCCTCGCCCTCAAATGGCGTCTGATGGCGCGCGACGAGGAATTCGCAGGCATCACGGTTGAAGCCCGCCGGATCACCGTCGACACGGCGCGGATTTCGGCGGAGCAACTGCCGATCGCCTCGACCAGTGGCGCCGCTGAACGCGGGGTGCGCCGCGCCCTCTTCGAGGCTTGGGTGGGCCGCGAGAAGGTCAGCTTCACCCTGCCGCCCTCGCGCCTGGCGCTGGACCCGGCCGATGTGGTCCTCCTCGATCACGACAACCTCCTGATCGAATTCGCCCTGATGTCGATCACTGATGGTGCTGGGCGGCGGGTAGAGGCGCGGCGGTCGGATCGCGCGCTTTACGATCTGGCCCCAGGCAGCGACAGGGGCGCAACCTCCGGCGCGAAAGCGGTCTACGGCCCACCGCTCGTTGCCCTTATGAACCTGCCGCAGCTGTCGGAGGATTTCCCCGACTGGCAGCCCTATGCGCGGCCCATGCTGCCCCGTGGTATGGCACCGCGGCGGTCTGGCGTTCGGCCACGACGGACGGGTTTTCCGTCG